TGTCTTTATAGATGATAATGGTTCTGGAACTTTGAGATACATCGTTAAAGATTTAGCTTTGCCCGCAGCAAGTTCTGTAGAACTTGTGCAAGGTGGTTCTAAAATAGTTTTAAACAGTGGAGATGTATTGAAAGGTCAAGCCAATACTGCATCAAGTGTAGATGTTTGGTTAAGCCGTGTAGATGCAATTAGTACATAAGGAGAATAAATGGCTGAAATAAATGAACAGGTTTACGTAGGTGATAGAGTAGCTGAAACTAGCATTCACCATCACGCAGCAACTTTTACTAAACCTATGGTAATAGAAAGTGCTGTATTAGCAGGACCAGTAACTTTTACTAACACAGTGACTGTAACTGGAACATTGGTAGTAATATAATGAGTAAAATAGAAGTAAATACAATAGATGTTCAATGTGGTTCAACTCTTACGGTTGGATCATCTGGTAAAACTGTATCACTTGCAAGTGGTGCATCACAAACAGGTTTTGGAAGAACAGGAACTGTTGACTGGTGTGCAACAGCTAAAACTTCACCTTTCACTGCAACTAGTGGTGATGGATTTTTTCTTAACACATCAGGTGGTGCAATAACTGTAACACTTCCAAGCTCACCTAGTGCTGGAGATATTGTGTCTTTTGCAGATTATGCAAATACATGGGCCACTGCATGTAAAGAAGTTACCATTTGTAGAAATGGATCAAAAATTAATGGTGGTTGTTTCAATGCAGAATTAAATACCGCAGGTCAATCAGTAACTTTAATTTACGTAGACGGAACTAGAGGTTGGAAAAATATTCAAGACTCAACAAGTAACATAACAGGTGCACCTAGTTTCATTAACGCTACAGGCGGAACAATAACTACTTCAGGAGATTTTAAAATTCACACTTTTACTGGTGATGGAAACTTTTGTATTTCAACAGCTCCAACACCAGGTAATAATAATGTAGACTATTTAGTTGTAGGTGGTGGCGGCGCAGGTGGTACGCCAAACGGAGGTGGTGGTGGCGCAGGTGGTTTTAGAGAGGCACACACTACTCCTGTTTCAGGATCATACACAGCTAGTCCTTTATCTATTTCTACTCCTTTACCTGTGTCAGCTCAAAATTATCCAATTCAAGTAGGTGGTGGCGGGTCCGCTAATAACTGTGGAACTAATTCAATTTTTAGCACAATTACATCCGCTGGTGGTGGAAAAGGTGGAACACAAGGACAAGCAGGAAGCGCTGGTGGTTCAGGTGGTGGAGCAGGAAGAGATTCCAATACTAGTGGTGGAACAGGAAATACTCCGCCTTTTAGTCCTGTACAAGGAAATCCAGGAGGATCTGTTTCATCCAGTGCATACGCTGGTGGTGGCGGTGGTGGAGGAGCTTCTGCTGCTGGCACTAATGGTGGCGGTGGATCATCAGGTGGTGGAGAATTTTCTGGCGGTGGTGGAGATGGTCATGGGACAGAAATTAATCCAGCTGCAGGTGTACCAGGTCCAAGTGGACCTTTAAGATATTTTGCTGGTGGAGGTAGTGGAAATAATGCTACAGGATCACCAGGTGCAGTTGCTTGCAGTTCAAGTCCTTCTCCAGGTAGAACTGGAAAAGCAGGAGTAGGCGGTGGTGGTCAAGGTTATGGAGCATCTCCTCCAATTTCTGGTAGCACTGGAAATGCAACAGATAATACAGGTGGTGGCGGTGGATCTGGAAGCGCTGGTCTGGGAGGATCAGGTGTGGTTATAATAAGGTATAAATTTCAATAATGACTAGCACTATTAAAGTAAATACAATTCAAAACACGTGTGGAGCAGACATTATAAAAGAGTCTAGTAACACTATTACAGTTGGTGCAAGTGGTGATACTGTTGCTCTTGCATCAGGTGCATCACAAACAGGCTTTGGTAGAACTGGAACTGTTGATTGGTGCACAACGGCAAAAACATCACCGTTCACTGCAACAAGTGGTGATGGATTTTTTGTAAATACCACAAGCGGAGCAATTACAGTAACTCTACCATCCTCTCCAAGTGCAGGAGACATTGTGGCCTTTAAAGATTACGCTAATACTTGGGATGACAACCCTGTCACTTTAGGAAGAAATGGTTCGAAAATTAATGGTATTTGTCTGTGTGCAACTTTAGATACAGAATCCACATCTATAACTTTAATTTATGTTGATGGAACTAAAGGTTGGCAAGATATTCACGATTCAACTTCAAATGTTACTGGCGGAGCATTTTTATCAGCCACTGGTGGAACAGTGGCTACAGTTTGTACAAATTTTAAAGTACACACTTTTACTGGAGATGGAACTTTTTGTGTGGCTTCAGGTGGTGGTCCAAAAGGTAGAGTAGATTTTCTTGTAGTAGCCGGTGGAGGCGGAGGTGGTGGTTCAACTGGACCAGCGTCTCACCTTGGCGGAGGTGGTGCAGGAGGATATAGAGAATCAAAATGTTCAACAGTTTCAGGTTGTTGGTCAGCATCTCCATTAGCAATCGCACAATCTTTAACCTTATCTCCAGGACCATACACTGTTACAGTAGGTGGTGGTGGACCAGGTGGAACGGGAACATCAGCACCAGGTATAACGGGAGCATCAGGTGTCAATTCAGTTTTTAGCACAATAACTTCTGCAGGAGGAGGCGGTGGTGGAGCAGATTCAGGTTCCTCTGCAAGTGGAGTTCCAGGTGGATCAGGTGGTGGAGGGGCAGGTAGTGGTAACACAGGTGGCACAGGAAATACACCTCCAGTGACTCCAGCCCAAGGTAAAAATGGTGGAGCATCACAGTCACCATGGGGAGGACCTAATTATTCAAGTGGCGGTGGCGGAGGAGCCGGAGCTGTTGGAGCAGATGGAACACCTAGTGCTGCTGGAGTGGGTGGTGATGGAGTAACAAGTTCAATAAATAATACGCCAACTACTAGAGCCGGTGGCGGAGGCGGACAACAATACAATAATTCTTCACGTTCTGGAGGGTCAGGTGGTGGTGGAGCATCAGGTGCTACAAACCCCGGAACAATTAACACAGGTGGTGGCGGTGGAGGTGGTGCAGGTCCGGCAGGATCCGCTCCAAACGCAAGAGCTGGTGGTAATGGTGGTTCAGGCATAGTTATAGTAAGGTATAGGTTTCAATAATGAGTATAATTAAAGTAAACGAGATACAAAAAAGAACAGGAAGCACACTTACATTAGGTGGTGCCTGCACCGCTGTGACTTTAGCGCCAGGTGCTACACAATCAGGGTTTGGCAGAACTGGAACTGTGGATTGGTGCACAACAGCTAAAACATCTCCTCTTACTGCTGAAAGTGGTAAAGGATATTTTGTTAATACATCAGGAGGTGCTGTTACAGTTACATTGCCTTCAAGTCCATCTGCTGGTGATATTGTTTCAATTAAAGATTATGGAAATACTTTTTGTGCTGCTTGTAAGGCTGTTACAGTGGGTAGAGGTGGATCAAAGATTGCAGGTTTATGTTTAGATGCAACTTTAGACACTAAAGGAGATTCAATAACGTTAGTTTATGTAGATGGAACTAAGGGATGGTTAAATATTCAAACAGACGACACAGTTCAAGGAAATGCACATATTGCAGCGACTGGTGGATGTGTTGCTACTTGTGGTAATTTTAAAATTCATACTTTTAACGCTGATGGAAATTTTGTAGTTTCAAATGTGGGACAACCTTGTGGCTCAACTACAGTAGAATATTTAGTAGTAGGCGGTGGAGGCGGCGGTGGCGGTGGAGCCGGCAGCGCTGGAGGTGGCGGTGCAGGTGGTCATAGATCAAACTTCCCATCACCAACAACTGCAGGATTACCAGTTTCAGTTCAAAGTTATCCAATAACAATAGGTGGTGGAGGTGCTGGAGATCCAGGTGGCGGATCTCCTGGTGGAACTGGTGTTAACACAGTTTTTTCAACCATAACTTCAGCAGGTGGTGGAGGTGGACGTGCGTCTCCTCCAGGAAGTGGTGATGGAGGATCAGGCGGTGGAGGTAGTTATCAAACTACTTGTGGTGGTAGTGGAAATACACCCCCAACATCAGATCCAGCAACTCCAACTCAAGGTAATAATGGAGGAACTGGTGCTCTTGTAGGTTCAGGTAACACTACCGGTGGTGGTGGCGGTGGAGCAGGCGCTGTGGGACAACCGGGTCCTCAAGGATCAGGTAGCAGAGCAGGAGCAGGTGGAGCTGGAGCAGCAAATTCAATAACTGGATCACCAGTTACTAGAGGAGGAGGTGGCTCTGGACATGGACAGTCTAGTAGTAGTAATACAACAGGAACTGGTGGATCAGGCGGTGGCGGAAACTCTGGTGCAAATGGAACGGATAATCTTGGTGGTGGCGGCGGCAGTAGTGGTCCCGGTGGTGGTAATGGTGGTAAAGGAGTGGTGATAATAAGGTATAAATTTCAATAGTTGAATGGTATTTAAAATTAATATATAAGGAGAAACATTATGGCACATTTTGCAAAACTAGGAATAAACAGTAAAGTTATAGCAGTTCACGCAGTGGACAACAAAGACTTACTTAATGGTTCTGGTGTTGAAGAAGAAGAAATAGGTAGACAGTACTTGGAAAGAATCCACGGCTGGCCTCTTTGGAAACAAACATCATATAATACTAGACAAGGTACACACTCATCAGGTGATAACTCTAAAGCACTTAGAGGTAACTACGCTGGTATAGGTATGTATTATGATGAGGACAATGATTTATTCTTACATAAAAAACCTTATGCTAGTTGGGTGCTTAATACAGCAGAAGCAAGGTGGCAGTCACCAATAGGTGATGCACCTGAATTATCATCTGAGGAACAACTTACTCATAGATATGACTGGGATGAAGCTAACGGGAGTTGGAATAAAATAGAAAAATAATTTATGCAGAAGGTGGTGCTGTCAGAGATTAGTCTTATTTATGGAGACGTTAAAACTCCAAAAGGTTTTGAAATCGATCAAAATAAAATTAAAAACGACATCATTAGTTCTTATGCTAATGGTGATAGAATAAGTAATAATCCACTCGATTATTCTTATAACGATTACAAAGTTCCCTTTTCAAAAAAATTACAATGGTTGCTTGATTATATAAGAGATCATTTTAGAACTGAATATAAAAGAACTTTAGTTTTAAAATCAACGTTTGCAAACGTTCTTAACAGTAACGAAAATTCACTTAATAGAAATAATGTAGATCCTGTAGTTTTAAGAAATGCTCCAGACTACACTTGTGTATATGGTGTTGACATTGAGGATGAAGGTGAATTGGTTATAGAATATGAAGATGGCAGGAAAAAAGGAAGAACTTGGCATATACCTTTAAAGAGTAATAACTATTATATTTTTCCTTCAATATTAAGATATTTTTTTAAAGCGCCTAATAAAAACAAACTTACTACAATATTAACAATAACATATGAATCTGTCTAATTATTACTGGTATTTTGAATCAGCCATTCCAGAAAGAATATGTGATCTTATTGTTCGATATGGCAGAGCAGAAAAGAAAAGAGAAATTATGGCTATAACAGGTGGTTTTGGTAGAGATAGAAATTTAAATAAACACCCTCTCACTAAAGAAGAAGTAAAAAATTTACAGAAAAAAAGGGATTCAAATATTGTTTGGATGAATGATAACTGGATATATAAAGAAATTCAACCTTACGTTCACATGGCAAATAAAAATGCAGGTTGGAATTTTGATTGGGACTATTCAGAGTCTTGTCAGTTTACAATATATAAAAAAGGTCAATATTACGATTGGCACGCTGATAGTTGGGATAAGCCTTATATAGAAGAAGGTCCAACAAAAGGAAAAATAAGAAAGTTATCTGTAACAGTGACACTTACAGACCCAAAAGAATATAAAGGTGGTGAATTAGAGTTTGATTTAAGGAATGAAGATCCTGATAAAAAACCTAATATTAGAATATGCAAAGAAATATTACCAAAAGGCTCGTTGGTTGTGTTTCCATCTTTTGTATGGCATCGAGTCAAACCAGTAACAAAAGGAGAAAGGAATAGTCTAGTGATATGGAATTTAGGCTATCCATTTAAATAATATGAAACAAGGCGGAAGTAATAATCAAACAACAGGACATGTAGATTTTAAATCTGCATTTCATTTTTCATCACCGATATGGATCGGACACGCACCTATGTTTTTAAACAAAACAATAAAAGTGACAGATAAATATATAAAAAAAGCAAAAGTAATGTTAAGGGACAAATTAAAAAAAGATCCTAAATGGAAAAAGAAAATTGGATCCTTTGGTTTATCTTATCACAGTGAAAGTTTTTCTAATGATCCTGAAGTGAGTGAGTTAGTTCAGTTTATAGGTCAAAGATCTTATGAATTTTTAGATTGGTGTGGCTACGCTATGCAAAACCACAGTCTACATTTTACAGAATTTTGGGTGCAAGAGTTTAGTGAAAAGGGTGGAGGACATCACGATACTCACGTTCATTGGAACCAACACGTGTCTGGATTTTATTTCTTAAAATGTAGTGAAAAAACATCTGGCCCTGTTTTTCACGATCCTAGACAAGGAGCAGAGATGACAAGGCTACCTTTAAAAGATGGAAGTAAAGTAACTATGGGTCAGGGTCTTATAAATTATCATCCTAAACCAGGAACTATGATGATATTTCCTGGATACCTACCACACCAATTTACAGTTGATCCTGCGTTAGAACCTTTTAGATTTGTGCATTTCAATATAAAAGCAGTAGAAACATCAATATCAAAAGAAAGGAGTATGAAGAATGAGCTTCAAAAAAAATAAATACGTTGTAATCAAAGAGGCTGTTCCAAAAGACATAGCTATTTTTGTCTATAATTATTTTTTACTTAAAAGACAGGTTGCAAGAACTTTATTTAATGAAAAGTATATTTCTAGTTTTACAGAAGAGTGGGGCACTTGGGCAGATCAACAAGTTCCAAACACGTATTCTCATTATTCAGATATAGCTATGGAGACTTTGCTTATGAGAACTTTACCTGTAATGGAAAAGAAAACAGGTTTAAAATTAAACCCAACATACTCTTATGCAAGAATATATAAAACAGGAGATGTTCTTAAAAGACATAAAGATAGATTTAGTTGTGAAATATCTACAACATTAAATCTTGGTGGTGATCCATGGCCTATATATTTAGAACCTAAAAAGAACGTGGGTGTGCCTGATGGTAAAAAGATAACTGTGTCTAGTAATAACAAAGGTGTTAGAGTCAACTTAAAACCTGGAGATATGTTGGTTTACAGAGGTATGGAGCTAGAACATTGGAGAGAAGAATTTCAAGGCAATGATTGTTGTCAAGTATTTTTACACTATAACGACCAAAGTTCTAAAAACGCAGAGCAAAATATAAACGATCGCAGGCCTCATTTAGGACTTCCCGCTTGGTTTAAAAAGTGATATATCCTTATACTGGAGAGAGTGTCACCACCATAACACCACACTCTCTCCTGTTTAAGGATAAATTATGTTAGGATTAAGTGCATTTTCAGAGTTTCCATTTGCTACAGCAGCCGAGGATAGAAATGTAACTATCACAGTTACTAAAACATCGTTAACATTAACGATAGGTAGTATAGGTATTGCAGCCGATGCGATTACAGAGGATGCTACAGCAAACCCATTAACACTTGGTTTTGGTACTTTATCTATATCTGGACAGGCTAATTTAAGCCCTACAGGCAGCCCACTGACCCTGGCTACCGGAACAGCTGTGGTTTCAGCAGCAGCCAATGTATCTGTTACTGGAAACGCATTGACTATGGCTACAGGTACTGTTACAGTGACCGCTGACGCAAATGTAGACATTACAGGTAGTCCATTAACATTGGCTACAAAAGACGCTACAGCGATAACATGGAGTGCAGTTGTCCCAGGCGCAACTATGGTCTGGACACCGATAGAACCTTATTAATATGGCATCAAGTTTTTCTACAGATACAAAATTAGAACTCATAGCAACAGGTGAAAAGGCTGGTCTATGGGGAACAATAACAAATACAAATTTACAAATATTAGAACAATCAGCCACAGGATATTTAAGCCAGTCCATGGCATCTGGGGACGTTACACTAACTTTAACTAATGGTGCGACCTCTGATGGTAAAAATGCTTTCTAT